GCAGGAGAAGGACAAGCTGTATAGGCGTCTGACCGACCAGGGCACGAAGCTCAACGCCCTGGAAGAGCAGGTCAAGACGTGGCAGACCGAGCGGGATGCCGCGGAGCAGGCCCGCCTGGCGGCCGAGCGTGAGGCTGACGAGGCCCAGCGCCGGCAGACCGAGAAGGAACTCGGCGTCCACGAGCTGCTGTCCAAGCGCGACCAGGAGTGGAGCGCTCAGCTCGAACAGGTCCGCAAGGAGTCCGAGGCGAAGCTCGCCTTGCTCCAGAAGGACCGGGAATTGGCCCAGCTTCAGGCCTATATCCAGAGGCGAGTCACTGAGGAGCGCGACACCATCGCCCCCCAGTTGGTGGACCTTGTGAACGGCAATACCCCTGAAGAGGTTGAGGCTTCGATCGCGCTGATGCGCACGAAGACCGAGCAGATCACCTCACAGCTTCAGGACGCGAGCACTCAACTCGCATCGACTATGCGTGGCGTATCCCCATCGGGATATGCCGCAGACGGACCCCTGGACAACAATCCGGCCACTCATATGATTTCCGCTGAAGAGCTCGGGTCCATGCCAATGTCTCAGTTCGCTAAGCATCGCGAAAAGCTACTGGGCGCGGCAGCCAATGGCAATGGTGGACTCTTTGGTTAGGACAATCTAGATGGCTTCCGCTATCACCGGCACGCCGAATCTCTCGGCGTCCCCCACGGCGTACTCCGGCACCAACTCGGTGCTCTCGCCGGTTATTCAGACTCTGTGGTCGAAGGAAATCCTCAACTAATAGGGGACCTCGGCAGGCGACTGTCGAGTAAACACTTCCCTGTATCGGTGAACCCCACCAAAAATGCTGGGGAATACCGAGGGAACCCAACACCTGGGACTCCGTAGAGACTACACGGGAAGCATCTCCAACAGGTTCGATCTTTAGGTGAGCAGTAGATCGAGACTGGAGATGAAGATATAGTCCGACCTGCATCGATGGAAAAGATGCAGAGGTTGGCAGAAATGACCAGCCCCCCGCCGAAGGCGGGAGTAACAACAGTGCTTCCAGGCCATGCCGATTCTTCGCTTCGAGCAGTTCGCGGTCAGCCAGTAATACGGCCGCCCTGTGGAGTGATTCACAGGTGAAAACCACCCTGTATCGGTGAACCCCACCAGGCTGTATGGGGAATACCGAGGGAACCCGCACCGGGACTCCGTAGAGACTACACGGGAGGCATCTCCCAAAGGATTAGCGATGGGTGTCTAGATCGCTAAAACTGGAGATGAAGATATAGTCCGAGCTGTGCCGATGGAAAAGGCACAGAGCCAGGCAGAAATGACCTGGTCACCGCTTCGGCGGGGGTAACAGAACTGCAAGAAGACGGAATTGGGCGTGCAGCCCGGCCTACAAGTCAATTTCACCAGGTACCAGAATCTCGGAAAGGCTTCGCAGCTCGTTGAAGGTGTGCGGATGCAGACCGCCGCCCTCACTGCGAACCAATTCTCTATTACCGTCGCCGAGCATGGCTATGCGGTGGCAGTCAGCGAGTTCCTGCTGAATGCTTCATTCGACGATGTGCTCGCTACGGCCTCAAGGCTTTTGGGCCGCAACATGGCAATGTACCTCGACGAATCGTGCCGCGACACCCTGCTCCAGGCGTCCTCGGTGCTGTTCGGCTATAACAAGTACTCGCTTGCCGCGCCGGCTACTCCGATTTCTCCTTACGACCGTGGCGCCCCTGCGGCCAACCGCGCTGGTTTGACGGGTGATTTCCACCTGACTACCGCTGTCGTCAAGGACGTCGTGGAAACTCTCGCGACCAAAAACGTGCCGCGCCTCGGCGATTCCTACGTGATGTTCATCCATCCTCATCAAAGCCGTCGACTGCGTGACGACCCGACGTGGATTGAGGCGTCGAAATTCGCCCAGCCCGGCGCTTTCCAGACCGGCATGGTCGGCAGGATCGACGATGTCGTGTTTATCGAGAGCACTCAGACGGCTCAGACGGTGCATGACTCTGGTGCCGCTCCAAACGATCAGAAGCCGGTTTACCGGGCAATCGCGCTCGGAGACAACGCGTTTGGTCATGCCATTTCGTTGCCTGTTGAGCTTCGTGATGGCGGCGTCCTCGACTTTGGTCGTGAGCATGCGCTTGCTTGGTATTCGATTTGGGGTCTCGGTTTGATTACGGACCAGTCCGTGGTCATTGCCGAGACGAACTGACAAGATTATTTGTCGGTGTTAGGGAAGGGCCTGTTGAGTCTGTCTCCAGGCCCTTCCAATCCTCTCGGAAAACTTATTCAGGAGACTTACCTTGGCGACTGCCGCCCGTACTAGGAACCCGCGCGATGTGACCGGCCGGAAGGCCGCGCTCCAGGCTGAGGCTCATGCTGAGGAGCTGAAGACGCGCTCTGCGCAGATGTCGACTGTGACTGTGGCTTCGGTCGCTGATTATGACGAGGAGCCTTCTGGTTCTGAGGTCGTGGTCGGTGGTGTCGAGGTCGGTACGCCGACGAAGAAGCTGCGCGTTAACTCCGACCTGGAGGATTTCACCTTCGGCGTCGGTACGAATTACAACTTTTATCGGGGCCAGACCTACACGGTGCCTACCCAGCTTTGGGAGCACCTTGAGCGTCTCGGTTATGTGTGGCACTGATGGCCGCCCCTAAGTTTGCTCCCGCCGCTGACGACAGTTACAAGCTGGCCGAGGATTTCGGCGTCGGCCCTGGTGCTGTACCGGCCGGTCAGGTCGTGGTCGTGACCGGTGTCTATCCTCCTGGCACCCCTGGTCTCGGCGTTTCGGTCGAGGACATGGTGACGGCCGATTTCGTGGACATTGACCATTCACCTCGGACTCTTGCCTTGCCGGTCAGTGAATTCACCGCTCGATTTAAGAAGGTGGCTTGATGGCAGGTAATCCGACTGCCTATGGGCTGAAGCTGGGCTTGGATTACCAGACCGGCAAGGCCGTAGATCATACCGCTCCCCGGACCACTTATCTGGCGCTGTGCACGGCCAACTTCGCTGACAACGCCGATTTGACGGCGTTGCCTGAGGTGACGACCACGGGGTATGCCCGGCAGGCTGTTACGTGGGGTGCCGCTACGGAGGCTCGACCCGCTGAAGCGTCGAACAGCGCGGTGATCACCTTTGGCCCGGTGACCGTGGACATGGCTTCGGCGGCGACTCATGCTGCTCTGGTTACCGTGGGGGCCGGCACGTCCGGCAAGATCGTTTATAAGTGGGTCATGGACACGCCGCAGCAGCCGGTTGCTGGTCAGGCGCTGCAGATCGCGATCAACAAGTTGACGATCTCGTCCTCTTGATCGGTCCCGTTATTGGTTCGTGACGGAACGCGACGCGAGAAGTACCAAGTCGACGTCTCGCGTCGGTCTTGCGCCGCTGTTAACGTTTTCCTTGTCACAAGGGAAGCCGGTTGTTTGCTCCTCCGCTTTTCTGGTTTGTGACGGGATTGCATGCTGTATGAGCCCCCAGACACCGCGACGGTCTGGGGGCTTTGCTGCGTTTAATACTTTTGGTCTGATTCGGCCGATCATTATGGTATGGCCGATATGTCCGCTCTCATCGCCCGCACGCGTACTGAGTTGGGTGACCTCGCAGAGGACTTCGTCGTCCCCGCGATGGGCGGTCGGCCCATCATCGAGCTTGGGGTGCGCAACATCATCCCGGCCAATGTGCAGGTCATCGTGGTAGAGCCCGGCCTGCCTGGCACGGTCGTGGCCGAGGACCGCTTCATGGTGACCGAGCGGACCGGCATCCTGACCTTGCTCGACATCCCGACCGAGGGTGCTGTCGTGACCGTGACGGGTCAGCACTATCCCGTCTGGTCCGAGACGGAACTGACGAGGTTCTGCACCGACGCCGTCTCCCAGCACGTACACAACCGCGAGACGGTCGAGCGGTACAAGGACGAGCACGGCCACATCCGCTACGAGCGGACCGACACGGTCCTGGCGGACCTGCCGGACGTCGAGGTCGTGCCGGTTTCGTGCCTGGCTGCGATCGAGGCTCTGTGGGCCGCCGCCACGGATGCGGCCACCGACATTGACGTAGTCACCTCCGAGGGGACGCACATCGCCCGTGGGCAGCGCTATGACCAGATCGTCGAGCACATCGCCCGGCTGACCGGCCGCTACAAGGAGATCTGCTCGCAGCTCGGTGTCGGTCTGTACCGAATCGAGATGCGCACGCTGCGCCGAGTGTCTCTGACGACCGGCCGCCTGGTCCCGGTCTTCACACCGCGGGAGTACGACGAGTGGGACAAGCCCAGGCGCCGGCTCCCGCCGATCGATAGCCCTGATGAGGACGAGTCCGGTATCCCGAGCCCGATCTACGGCGCGTGGGGATACTGATGGCGCGGCTGGATCACAAGCTTGGCCGGTTCTCCCCCGAGTATGAGGCGCGAAATTTCGGCGAGGCGATGATGGGCACCTTCGGCGTGTGGGGGGATTCGTGCGAGTACTACCGGTTCTCTGAGGAGTCCAGTGCTCAGCATGACGTCTACGACGAGCCGGATGCGGCCGGCCGGTGGTTCGTGGGTCCGCTGCGGCTGCCAGTCATCGCGATGGTGCGTGAGGAGGGCATGCCGTACAACCGTGAGGGCGGCATGTACTGGACCGACACCGCCTATTTCAAGGTTCCCTACGCATCTCTGGTGCGCGTCGGCTTGTGGGATCTGGACATAGATCACGGCTCCTATACCCGTGACCGCGTCGTCTATGACGACCGGGTTTTCCGGGTGGCGCGTATTCAGGTGCATGGCCAGATCAAGCGCACGGATATGACCGCAGTCATCACGGTGACACAGCTCAAGCCCGCCGATCTGGCGACTGATTCGCAGTTCTACCGCTGGTGGAGGCGCGAGCACGCGCAAGGCCTGCCAAGCGCCTGATTTTAACAACCCCCGATATTCGGGCCCTAACCTGATTCATGAGTAGTTTCGTCGTGAATTGGGATCGGTGAATGTGTCCACGGTAGGTCGTCGCGTATTCGGCGGTCCGTGATGCCGTGGATTTTGAATGAAGATGAGGCGTTGAAGACGCGCCTGGTCGGCATCAATCTTCAAGGTGTCGGTGAGATTCCGGTGCGGTTTTCCACACCGGAGACAGAGGCGGCTCCAATGGAGTATCCGTCGATCACCATTACACGTGCGAATATCTCGCCTGCTACCGACCGTGAGCACCGGGGTACCGTCTCGGTGGATTACGGGCCGGAGGGTGCTGAGGTTCCTGGTCCCTCAGATCGTTGGGGCTGGTACGCAGAATGCCCACTTCCATACAACTTCGACTATCAAATCGTCGCCCGGAGTCGATTCCAGGCCCACCAGTCTGCATTGACAGCATTGCTGGCGACAGAGAACTACTTGCCTTACCGATTTGGCTACCTGGAAATTCCGCAGCGCAAGGTGCACGTCTCGATGGATGTCATCGGCGGACCTGCGACGCATGATTTCCGGGACGACGACGACAAACGGGTTTTCGAAACACACCTTCTGGTTCGCGTCTTCTCTGAGCTGACGCCATGGGATATCGATCGGCTTACCTTCCCCGACGTTGTCGTCGGATCCGTCTCCACGCTGGACGGCAAGAAGCTGCTCGCATCGTATGAGGTCACAGCCGATGTCGAATAGGCGTCGCTCAAGGAGAAACCTTGCCCACTAATTACCTGACGCCGGGCGTTTACGTCGAGGAGGACCTTTCTCCGCGAGGTGGCTCCGGTTACGGGGACGCTCGCGCGATTGCCTCTTTCATCGGCATCGCGGACACAGGTCCTGCCCAGCCCACGCTTGTCACGTCGTGGACCCAGTACGTTAATGCGTTCGGCGGGTTCACTGGAAATTCCCTATTGCCCTTCGCCGTGTCCCAGTATTTTTCCAACGGGGGCAACCGCTGCTACATCGTCAGGGCTACCCGCGCCGACGCGGTGGCGGCCACGACCGTGCTCAAGGACTCCACGCCGGCTGATCCGGATGCGGGTCCGCTCGACGCGGTGAGTGTCACCGCCCTGTCGCCCGGCATCACCGGTAACACGCTCTCGGTCCAGGTCACTCCGACGGGCGCCGTCGGCCGGTTTCACCTGATGGTGCTGAATGCCGGCGCGGAGCTGGAGCGCTTCGAGGACCTGTCGATCAACCCCGACGACTCCCGGTACCTGATCAGCATCCTGAACTCGCCGTTCGCCGGCAGCCGCATGATCAA